GGACTACAAACAGGATGTTTCCGCTACTTGATGCGTCTGCAACAAAAACGTGTGTGATAATATCATCTCCGCCACCGCCCGAAGCAGGAAACTCAACATTAGCAGCATTTGTCGCTGTCTGTGTGTCTGTGCTAACAGCAGGGACTGTCCAGCCAGAAGCCTGCACTTGCTGTCTTGCGTAATTGGTAAAGTCTGCCTCAGTAAGAGAGCCTGTTTCAATACTGCTAACTGCCGTGGCTAGACCCACATAAATACTGTTTCCGGGAGTTGCAAAACTCTCCGTATTATTTTTAAACAGAAACTGCAATATCGCATGTTCTGTATAGTTGGTTGCTGCATTTGAAGTTGCCATCTTTTACTCCTTATGTACGGGGTCTATCCGGCAAACCCCTGCGATACGCATCGCTGTTTTCTCTGGCCTCCGCCAGATCTTTGATTCTACTTAACGCCTCATTAAATTGCTTTTCATAAACACCTAGTAAATCTTGTTCACCTTTCATAAAAGTATATGCTTCGACTAAAGACCCGTAAAGCATGGCATTTGGAGCGTTTTCACTTAACCATGTATTTCCTGAATCTGCACCTGCTGTTAAAGATGTAGGTCTGTAATAATAGTGAAGTTCAACCGCATAATTAGAATTAGGAGTAGGAGCTACAATAAAATTGTCAACATCAAAATATGCGTAGTATTTAGGAACCCCTGTTGTGGCTGAATTTGGGCCATATTCTTGAATAAAATTTACATCTTTTTGTAATAAAAATTCTTTGGAACTACTGTTAGTAATCGACATAGAAAAAGAAGCTAAATAATCAGTAGGAACTGAAATATAAGGATCATTTTGCGATAGGGATGACGTAGCGTTTTTACGAAAAAACTCTAAATCTACAAGTTTAAAGATACGCTGTTCCGCGTTTTTAATAAACGTAGGTAAGTTAGTTACAAACGAAGTTTCAGTATTCTCCGTGTAATCTTGTATCGCGGTCTTCAACTCTGCATAAGTGTACGACATCAAGCAATCCTTATAATCGCATTACTAGCATCCGCTGTAGGTATTGTTATTGTAAAAGTTGATGAGGAGGATGACTTGTCTGAACCAAAGTCAAACACCGCCACGGCTTTATTAGAAGCACTAGAATTGTAAATCAAAGCTCCTCTAGCTGTAAGTGTAGAGCTAGAAAAAGAAACATCATCAAAGTCAATAAAAGCCGTAGTTCCGCTCGTGTTTACACTCACATTAGCAAGAGTGGCCCCACCTGCGCTATACCCCGTTCCACTTATCTCATAAGAAGAAGAATACGCCGTGGTGCTTGCATTAAGAGTTGCACTGTTAGTAAATAGGGCTATCTTAAAGGTGTGACTGCTAAAATTATGCACCGCTTGAAAAAGTTCACTTTTAAAAGAAGTGCATAAAAAATTTCCGTTAAAGGCCATCGTATACTCCTATGGCGTGTTTGCCGTTCCACCCATTCCACTGTGATTGGTGCAGTAATAATACAGTGTCGGAGCCGAAGCGGCTACTGTTATCTGGACGTAAGCTCCAGAGCTACCCGGAGTGCCTGAAGTGCTTACACCCGTAGTGTACTCAGATCCCCCTCCATGTGTTCCGTTTGCTGTGGTTGAAAACCTTAATGGATGACCAGAGTTGCTACTATCAGATTGATCAAATCTGTACGTGGAACCCTCGTTCAATGTCAAGGTCGGGCTAGCTCCTGAAAGTCCCGCAATGTAATACTTGTTGCCAGAACCGTAGGAGTTAGTTCCACTAGCTACCGTAACCGTGTATACTGTTATGGATAAGAAGGATACAGAACCTACCGCACTAGTTCCAGCTACACCTGTTAAAGTCACACTTGCAGAAGCTATATTAGAAGCTGTTACGGTTCCAACTGCACTGGTCCCTACAACTCCTGTTATAGAAACCGTTGTTGGTGATCCGGGCGCAACTCCTGTGACAATCAAAGACCCCACAGAAGATGACATGAATGGAACTGGTATGAACTCTAACGTATCAGTATTAAAGGTTGGAAATTTAACGTCTACAGGGATTATGTTATTTGTATCTGGTCTTGGATCACGCAAGGCCTCTGCATCTACTGCTCTACGAACAGGCTGTATTTGAGGGTGTTTTGGCTCATATTCATCTTTGCCCACCAGTGAACCATTCCATTCTTTTCTCATGTCACGTAAACGATATCTGAAACCAGATCTATCTGATATTCCAAATGCGTCTTTGCCAACAGCAAACCTGCCCATCATCCTACCCTATAAAATTGTAAATTAGGACTGACGCTAAATGAGGCTCTATCACGATCTTCTGCCTGTGCTTTATCAAACTCCTCATCATATATTGTTTTTAAAACTTGTATTCTCTCTGGTGCTTTTTTAATTGACAAATAGTAAGCTAATCCAGCCGCTAAACATGGATAAAATCTAAAGGGAACATCTACAGTGTTAGTGAAAGTATCAGCATCATCAATTCTTGTTAAACAATCGAAAACAAGTGTATCTGTGCTGTTTTCAGGCGTAGGCCATAATTTTATTACTGGTGTTATTTGACGATCAATAAAAAATTGAGATGGCCTTGATTGTGTTGTTTTAGAATTTATGACTAAATAAGCATCTCTACTTATTCTTGTCATCGCTAAGTCAGAGTTACTACGGCGTACAACCATAGACAACACATCAACAACATCAGTTCCTAAATTATAACTAGATGTGCCTTGTGTAACAGTTTGTGTGCGTTGTGCAATTGTCCACTGATTAAGACCACGATTCGCCCAATCTGCAAATAACAGATTGAGCGATCTTTTTGCAGTCTTTAGGTCATAACCAGTGCGGACTTCCAAACCACAACGCTCAAAAGCTTCTTCAATGTAATCACTTACATCTAGCTCAAAATCGGTTGACCCTGAAACAGTCATTACTTCTTAACCTTGCCACCACGCATCATGCCCATGGCTTTACGAGGCGAGACATTCCCACCACCACGCATCATGGCTGCTTTTTTAGCTGCTCCACCATTTTTCATGCGTTTTGGTATGGCTGCACCTCCACCTCTCATGCGTTTTACTTTTCCACCATTTCTCATTCGCTTCATTGCTGCTTTCTTAGCACCCGGCATTTTGCTGTCTCCTATACTCATATCTACGGTTTAAGATTAATTTTACATAATCTTCTGGCTCATAGTTTTCGTAGTATCCCATTTTTTCTAGCTTTTGACTAGCGTCATCTAACTCTGATAACTTCTGCACAAAAACCATCGTAAAGTTGGTTTGAAACGCTAACACCCAAACGTCTAATTCATTTATTGAAAACCAGTCATTTAAAGCCATACAAGCAGATTCAACCTGTTCATATGTTTGATTAGGCTCCTCTTGTGTGCATATTACAACAGAGTAACGTGAGTCAAAATCTTTAGACTGTTTAGCAACCTCCTTCCATAAATCATCACCACATTCAATAATTTTTAACTTATTGTCCTTAAACGCTTTTTTTGCAAAAGGACATGGAGCAAACCCTGCACCGGGGTCCACAACGCTAAGATCTGTCATTATCCAATTTTCGATAATGTCCGTTATTTTTTCTTTCTTTTCAATGATTGCACCCTTCTAGGCTTTCCTGCTGGTTGCCCTAGCCTCTTCTTTTGAGATATACGACTTCTTTTTTCTGCTGAAGTCATTTCTTTAGTTGTTTTAGGAGTTTTGCTGGAAACTCTTTTAGAGGGGCGACAATATGGAGTACCCCGTTTTTCACCCTTCTGACGGCCACATTTCTTACCCGTTCTGACATCCTTCCAGTCTTCTTTAAACCACCTTTTAAGTGCCAAGCCCTTTTTCGTCTTGCGTACTGCCATTGCTTATTCCCTCGACTTTCTGATTGCATCTAATGTCTCACGAACAGTAGGTGGCTTCTTTTCATTAGGTTCATATTTGCACTGTATTTCCTTTGGAAAATACTCAATCGGATCTAACCAAACACTGTCAACAGTATTATTAGCGCCATGATATATGCAAACACGCTGATCGTCTATTATGTCACAACCCTTGAGTCTACATATAACATACTCAGGCGTTGCCACAGCTTTTGCGATTGTGCCTCTTAGAAAAACAATAAAACCAAGCAATAAACATATGCCAAAAACACCCATTATAATCCAAGCAACGATCTCTACAAACTTGCGTCTGCGTTGCCTTTGGCGATACAAAGTTTCTTGGCGAGATTTTCTGATTGACCCTTCCATACGAACCAATTCGTCCCATTTGGATTTGCCCATGGTCAGACCAATCCACTGTTGCAACTCTCTACGTTGCGCCTCTGCTTTTTGTTTAGCAGCAAAAGCCTCCATGGCTTCCTGCTCAACCGATTTTCCAGCAAAGAGCTTCTTGAATATGGGTGGATTTTTGGCTTCTTTTTCTAGCATGTCTAGGTCGCTGAGTGCGCCCATCCATCTGCCAAGATCAGATGCCATGCTCTCTATATCACGACCTATGGCAAAACCTTTTTTTATTGCAGTAAAGGCGGCAGACGCCGTTGCCATAGCAGAAACAGGATCCATTTTATCTTCTTTCTGTTATGAGTATTTAGTGGCCTTTCGCCTGTTACTCATCACAGCACCACAACCTCTAGCAACATTAGGATTACTAGATGGTCGTTTTGCCTTGTTAACTGCCCCTCCGTTAACCATTCTTACCACACCACCAGCAGCTTTCTTTTTGGCCTTCTTTTTTTTACCACCAGTGCCATAGTTAGCAGCACCTACCTTTCGGCATTTTGCGATAGCCCCTGAAGCATATGCGCTCGGAAAAACTCTGTAACGAGCCTTAACCTTATGA